AAACATAAAGAAGATGCCCGAAAAGACAACCACTTAACCGATGCTTTGCTTTATGCTCATCATGATTCAAGACACTTTTGGTATGAAGTAAAACATGTTATCAATCCAAATAATGAAGATTTAATTCGAAAGAATTTAATGGAACAACATTTTAAAAGACTAAACGTTAACAATAATGAATTTGAAGTAAACTATGAAGGAGAAATTTAAATGGCAAATAATGCAAAACTTTCAGTTCAAGACATGAAAGATATGCTTGATCTTTTTATTAAACACAAACTTTATAGTCTTCGTATTGGAGATTTTGAAGTTTCTAAATCTCACTATGATCCGGAACCAATCGATAATAAAGTATCCTCTACAGAAGATGTGTTGTTTTACTCGGGCGCTTCACAATTTCCACCCGAAGTTCATCAAGAACTAGAACGTATGATGAAACAGGGTAAATAATGAAAAAAGGTTCAGGTAAATCTAAAAAACAAATTACAAAAACTTTCAGAGGACCATCTGATCTTTTTAATATCAAAGAAGAAGATATTAAAAAAACATATTTGAATCAAAATTCAAAACCATCATCTTATTGGTGGTTGGAATCTGACGATCAGTTAAATGAAGCCGTCCATCAAACAGTAACATCTATTGAATTTGCTCAATCATATTTAAACAATCTTCGAGTTATTTTTGCAAGACTTTATGGAAACTATGAAATTCTCGGTTATCAATATCAAATGGTGGGCGGAGGAAGAAATGGAACAAATCAACAATCAAATAATCGAATTGCTTTAAATGTTATTCAATCTGTTATTGATACATGTGCTTCAAAGATTGCAAAAGATCAGCCTAAAATGTCTTTCGTAACCACAGGTTCAAACGATTATTTTTTAAAGCTTAGAGCATCAAAATTGACCAAATATATGGCCGGTTTATTCAAACAGGCCGGAGTATATAAAAATTCGGAAGCTGTTTTTCGCGATGCTTGTATTGCAGGCACAGGTTATCTTAAAGTTTTTGAAGAAGACGATCAAATCAAAACAGAATGGTGCGCGATTGGAGAAGTTGTTGTTGATGAATTGGATGGTATTTATCAAAAACCTCGCTCCATGCATCAACTTCGTCTTTTCTCAAGAGATCTGTTAAAAGCAAAATTTCCAGAAAAAGAAGATGAGATTAATGATGCTCAACTTCAAATAACCGGAAGACTTGGAATGAGTACAACTTCGGACCTTGTTAAAGTTATTGAATCATGGCATTTACCTTCAGGAAAAGATGCAAAAGATGGAAAACATTGTATTACAATTTCTTCAGGAACTCTTTTTTCGGAAGAATATGAAAAGGACTATTTTCCAATTGTTCCTTTCCGCTGGATGCAAAAACCTCTTGGATATCAAGGAAGAGGAATTTCAGAAGAACTTCTTTCCATTCAAACGGAAATCAATAAACTATTGACCACAATTCAACGCTCAATTGAACTTGCAGCCGTTCCAATGGTATTCGTACCGGATGGAGCCAAAATTGCTTCAGACCACCTCTTAAACAACACAATTGCCAGAATGGTAACTTATGCTGGTCCTCAACCTCCAACCTGGTTAACTCCAACCGCTCAAAATGCAGAAGTTTATCAGCACCTTCAATGGTTGATTCAACAAGCATATCAAATCGTTGGTATCACTCAAACAGCAGCTTCCGGACAAAAACCTCACGGAGTTGATTCAAACGTTGCAATTAGAACCGTTCAAGATATCGAATCTTCACGTTTTGCAATGGTTGCATTGCGCTGGGAGGAATGGTTCATGGAAATTGCCAAAATCATGGTGGATATGTCAAAAGATCTCTATACGAGAAATCCAGATCTAAAAGTGACCATGGTTGAAAAGAAAATGCTCCACGAAATTCGCTGGAAAGATGTCGATCTCGATTCTCCATACGATGTTCAATGTTTTCCAACTTCTCAATTGCCGGATTCGCCAGCAGGAAGAATTGAAACAATCTCTGAATATATTGATAAAGAATGGATCACAAAAGAGTTCGGAATGTCTCTTCTTAACCTCGATCCAGATCTTGAAGGAGAAATTAATCGTCAAACCTCAAGCCTTAGACTTGCGGAAAAATGGATCTCCGAAATGGTGGAAGATGGAGAATATCATCATCCTGAACCATATATGAATCTTGATTTGACAATTAACGTTGCTCAAAGCGTCTATACACAACTTCAAGTGGATTCATGTCCTGAAGATAGACTCGAATTGGTAAGAAGGTTTATTAATGAAACCATTGAGCTTCAACAATCTTTGCAAGGACCGCCTCCTGGTCCTCCGCCTGAAATGATGCCGCCCGGACCTGAAATGGGTCCTCCAATGCCGGATATGGGTGCCGGAATGCCTCCTGATATGTCCGCAGCAATGCCGCCCGGACCACCAATGCCTCAATAAAAAGAAAAGAGATTACAATGACAACCGACTTAAATTTTACAACCACCAGACATGATGCGCCCGTACAAAATTATACACCTCCAACAATCAAAAGGACAGAATTGGATCCGGTCAGGATTGGTGTAAAAACTTCGGATGAATTTTCAACTTCAGAATCTTCAGAATCTTCAGAATCTACTCCAATGACAGATGCAGATCGAAGGGCAAAAAGAAAAGAAGAGTTCCGAGAAGCAGCTTCAATAAGAGAACGAGCATTAAAGATGCAGAGAGATGCGGAGGAACAAAGCAAACAATACAGACAATTCTCCGAATTAATGCATCAAGCAAAAGAAGATCCAACCATTCTTGCTAAAGCTTTGAATATGGATCCTTCTGAATTCAGCAGAAAGATCTTTAATAAACAATATTCAATTAAAGATGATCCTGCTCCTCAGAAAGAAGAATCTCAAGAAGAAAAAACTCAAAGACGTTTGGATGAATATGAACGCTTCATTGAAGAAGAAAAAGAACGTCGCGCCAAAGAGCAAGCTCAAAACAATGATCTTTATCATCAAAGCATTAAACGTAAATATATTGAATCTTCAATTCTTCCATGTATAAAAGAAGAACATGAATTTATCAAAAGAAATGATGTAGAAAGCTGCGCAGAAATGATTTATGATTTAATGAATAGCGCTTTTCAAGAACATTTAAAGAATGGAGGAGCAGAGCAAAACTTTCCTCTTAAAGCTGAAGATGTTGTAAATGAAATGGAAGAATCTCTTGAAAAAAGAGCCGAAGAAGAACTTCAAAAAGCAAGAGGTATTTCTAAACTCAGAAAATATTTCAGAGATGATGATGAATTTAGATATAACGACAGAGATCGTTTTAGATCTGAAGATAAATATCAAGAAAAATCTGAAGATCAACCTGAAAGACAAGAATTTATTTCTAAAAAATCTATGTATAGCAGAAAGCCAACCATTTCAAGTTCAATGGGTCCTTCGGCTCCTCCTACTTCTTTTGGAGAAGAAAGATCTTTGCAAAATAGACCTGTATTAAATAGAGCAGAACGTCTTCGTAGAGTTCAAAAAGTTCTTGGAGGATAATTAATAATAGTTCATTTCTATGAATATTGATATATTCATTTTGAAGTTTCTAAAATTAGGATTGAAAAAGGCTTAAAGGATTGAAAAAAGCCATAGAAATGAACATAAACGCAACTTTAAACAAAAAAAACAATTTCAACAAATGTTGAAATTCTCATAAAGGAAATATGTCATCTATTGGTAACACTTTTAGCACTCTTAGTGCAATCTACAAGGAATATTACAGAGATGGAGGAGTCATTGAAACGACCTTCCAAGACAACCCGCTTTGGGCAATGTTAACAAAATCGAGCAATCCTCGATTGATTGGTAACGTTGGAGGTAAATCATTCATTTACCCTGTTCGTTATGCAACTTCTCAAGGACGTTCTGCTACATTTGCGAATGCTCAAACAGGTTCACAAATTACATCGTCTCAATCAGTTGATTTTTCTATTCCAAACTCAATCAACTATGCTCTCTCCACAATTTCAACTCAAGCGATGTTACAATCAAAAACAAATCGCAACGCATTCGTTGATGCGGTTACGTTTGAAATGGATGGATGTCTTGCAAACTTGGGTCGCGATATGGGTGGAGCTATCTTCCGTGACGGAACAGGACAAAGAGGAGTTGTTGGTTCTACAACAGTTCTTGCTTCAAGTTCACTTGTTCTTGCAAACGTAGATCAATCACTTCAATTCGAAGTAGGCGATCAGCTTGACCTTTGTCAAACAGGAACTCAAACTCCTCGCGCTTATGGTTCAGCCGGACACGGTTTGTATGTAATTGCGGTAAATCGTAATACTGGAGTTCTTACAGTTGGTACCACACCAAATCCTCAAACAGCAACACCTGTAAATATTACAGATGCAACAAATGGTATTCCAACAGCAGCTCTCGGAGACGGAATCTTCGTTGCTGGCGATGAAAACGCCAAAATCACAGGAATTTCAGGATGGCTTCCTTACGGCGGACCATCAGCAACACCTTTCTTCGGTGTAGATCGTACAGTCGATCCAACACGTCTTGCTGGACAATCTCTTGATGGAACACAACTTTCAATCGAAGAAGCTTTCACAATCGGATCCTCAAACGTTGCAAAACAAGCTGGTGGAGTTGGACGAAATCAAGTCACTCACTTCTTTGTTCCATATAATAAATACTCTGAACTATTAAACAGTTCTCAAGCAAAAAACTTTAACGATATCGCAATCGCTAAAGGTGGAGAAACTCAAATTAGTTTCCGCGGAATTGAATTCATGACATCAAAAGGAATGGTAACTATCCTCGCAGATAACAACTGTCCTGAAGACCGTATGTTTGGACTCGATATGGGCACCTGGGAGTATCTCTACGTTGGAGAAGATCCAGTATTCCTTTGGAACCTCGACGGAAATGATATGCTTCGTACGCCTGCTGCGGACGGTGTTGAAATTCGCTTTGCTTCTTTTGGTGCGTTAGCTTGTTCGAAACCTGGATCAAACCTCGTTATCAAAGTTAATCCATAATAAAGAAAAGAAAGGAATAAACCAAAATGGCAAATCAATTTGGCTATGTAAGAATGAATACGGATCGGGCCAGCATTTGGCTGTCCGACGGATACGTGTCGATAAGTGATGGATATGGAACTCCGGTATTTGATACCGTTCCATCTGGAATCGTAAAATCAGTTGTTAAAAATAGCACCGGAAATTACAGCATCATCCTTCAGCAAGCCTGGTATGCTCTTGTTGGCGCTTCAGTTCAAACTGTTGTACCAGCAGGAACACTCTTGGTTGCTCAGGTAACATCGTTTACGGTTGGAAATGCGGCGGTTCAGCCAATATCAGCAGGAGGGGTTGGTCAACAAATCACCTTCCAAGTTGCGGATGCGGCAGGCTCGGCGGCCGAACTTCCTGAAGGTTCAGGATTCCTATTCTCTCTTCGACTTAAACAATCGAGTGTGTAAAGGTAAAATCCAATGGAAAAAAAACCAGCTTTAATGTTAGCGGTGTTGGACGGTCTTAAAAAAAAGGGCAAGATGAAAGACCGTCCATCCATGGACGAAGATGAATCGGAAGATATCGGAAGCGATTACCGAGAACATCTTGAACAAATCTCAAAAGAATTGATTGATGCCGTTCATGGCGAAGATCATATGGCCGTGGCCGATCTTTTGGAAGAAGCTTTCGAATGCCTTGAAATGAGTCCTCATAAAGAAGGTCCTCATCTCGAAGAAGACGAATATTGAAAACCGATGGAGGTGTTTTGCACCTCCATCCTCTTTTGCGCTATCGTTCAACGGCAGGACCGGAGATTTTGAATCTTCATATCGGCGTTCAAATCGCTGTGGCGCAACAAATACCTACAGACCTGGAATTAATGTTTGTTTTTCTTTTCTTGACATTAATTCCAGGTCTTTTTTTGCGCCAAATTATGCGGCATAATTTTGAATAAATATAACATATAAAGGATTGAATTATGACAAGCATGCAACAGTTAATTACATTGACACGGCAAAGATCAGATCTAGAAAATAACAATTTCTGCACAGATCCTGAAATTATGCTTTATTTAAATCAATCTCTTGGAGAACTTGATGATATTCTTGCTACAGATTATGAAGATTATCACGTACTTACATATCAATCTGTCATTCCAAATAACTCTTCGGCTTCAAATATAATTCCAGTTCCATCCAACCTTCTTAAATTAAGAGGAGTGGATTTTCAATTTCAAGCAGCCGCACAACCTCAACAAGCAACATTTTGGTATACAGTTCCAAAATTCAATTTTCTTGAAAGAAATCAATTAAATCCATTAACCGCCGCATTAACTCCTTGGAGGGTAAATATTTCTTATAATTTAATTGATCAAGGAATCGAAATTGTTCCTCAAACAAATTGTGCCGGAACATATAGAATTTGGTTTACTCCAAAATATGAATATTTAACTCAAACAAACTCCATTCTTCCTTTGTACATGAATGCTCAAGGATGGTCTGAATATGCGGTGGTTGATGCTTGTATTAAAATCTTCAACAAACAAAACCTTGATCCTTCTGGATTTATGGCTGAAAAAGAAGCATTAAGACAAAGAATCATTTCTGCTGCAAAAAATCGAGACTCCGGCGGAGTAAAATCTGTTTCAGATGTAAGATATCAAAACAATGGGTTCTATTTTGGATCTATGTATGGAGGATATCTGTGAGTTTAAATCAATTCAAACAGCAATTTCTTAGCGCCAATAGCGATTTATCAATTGAAGATCTTGTAAGAAATATCAATATTCTTCAAGGAAATATTGCCGGAACATTAAATCCTTTGGTTTCCAAAGTTCAAAATGATTCATCAAATCTTAAAGATATTTCTCTCGTGGCCGGAAGAGTTAATAAAATAGATCATCGTTTAGGAAGAAAGCTATTAGGTTATAATGTTATGTTGAAAGGAACAAATCCAACGGCAATTATCTCAAATGATCAAGACAACAATCCATCTCAAAACTTAACTTTATGGTTATGGACCTCGGCCGATTGTATAGTTGATTTAAATGTATATTAAAACAATGAATATTAAATGTTTATATATGAAAGGAAATGATTTATGACAAACGCAATGGGCTTAACCGTTCCAGTTTCCGGTTCCACACCAGGACCATTATATGCAACCGAAGTATCGTCGGACCTTGATGTTATTGCTGGTCACCGCCATACAGGAGAATCCAATAATGACGGATATCAGGTTCCAACCGCCGGACTGGATATTAACGAAGATCTTTCTTTTCAATTCAACAACGCAATCTCATTAAGATCGACAAGATTTCAAAATCAAACATTGATTTTAAATGGTTCAGGAGATGTTGGGTGCGTTTATGAAAAATCAGGAGATCTTTGGTATAACAACTCGGCCGGAACTCCAGTTCAAATTACTTCAGGAGCATCCATTGTTGCTGTTGTAGGAGGCTATAATACAGTTGAAACATCAATTAACTTAACAATTGATGCGGTTGATGAAACAATTCTTGTTTCATGCGATTCAAGCTCAAATACAATTACAGTTACTTTACCTTTGGCAAATACAGTTTCAGAAGGTAGATTTTATATCATCAAAGATGCAACCGGTTCCGCAACAGATAACAACATAACAATAACTCCAAACGGTTCAAATACAATTGATTTATCAACAAATAGTCAAGTAATTAGAAATAATTTTGGAGCTTTATGTGTTGTTTCAGATGGATCTAACAACTGGCTTCTTCTTCCATTCGCAGTAACAACCACTCCATTTGTAGGATCAACCGCAACAATAACGGTTCCGGTTATTACCTCTGATGCACTTTATATATTAAGCGTCGTTTCCAATAGTATAACGGTCAACCTTCCTTCAATCGCAGACATCGCTCCAGGATTGAAAGTATGTATAAAAGATTCAGGTTGGGCCGGTTTAACAGTTCCAGCACATTCAATTAGCATCGTTCCGGACGGAACAGATACAATCGAAGGTTTAAATTCAACAAAATCAATAATTACAGCTTTTGGAGAAGTAAATCTTGTTGCTTCGCCAAACGGTTGGTTCATGGTATAAAAAGGATAATATGGTTTCAAGATTTAACAGACAAACTTTTTCGTCGGGTGGACACGTTGGAACAACGTTTGAATGGACCGCTCCGGCCGGAATCACCAAAGTTCAATTAACAGGATGCGGCGGTGGTGGAGGAGGAGGCGGAGGAGGCGGAGGATCAATGATTGCTTCCAAAACTTCCGATTCGGGCGGAGGAGGAGCTGCTTCTATCGTAAGAACTATTATGATTGATGTTGATCCAGGATCAACATATACAATTTACATTGGTGCTGGAGGTACCGGTGGAACCGGAGGATCCGGAGGAATTACCTCAAGTCCTGGTGCAAACGGAGCAAATGGAGACGATACCACAATTGGCTCTGGTCTTCCAGGAGGAGAGCTTGCAATTTTCTCAGGAGCAACAGGAGGGGGCGGGGGCAATGGAGGTTTTTCTTCAATTGACGCAAAAGGCGGCCTTCCTGTAAAAAACTTTTGGCGAAACTATACATTAGGCAAAACAACAACAAACTATTATTCTTCACAATTAGATCAGCAACCGGGCGCAGGAGGAAATGGACACTATCAAGATGCTCAAAATGAAGTTCTTGTTCAAAGTATAGGAATTGCATCGGCTTCAGGAAATCTTGGAGGAGCAATAGGAGTTACCGGAGCAAATGCTTCAACTTCATATGGAGGAGGAGGCGGAGGTGGCGGAGGAGCAGGATCTCTTACAGCAGCTTCAGTTGGAGGAGCAGGAGGAAATGGAGGAGAAGGATCTGTTTCAGGAACGGCCGGAACCGGAATAGTTGGACAAGCCGGAGGCGGAATTGGTTCAGGGGGCGGAGGAGGCGGAGCAGGAGGCTCTTCAACAGCAGGCATTCCTGGAAATGGAAGAAAAGGCGGAGATGGCGGAAGTGGTTATCTCGAAATTGTATGGGTTGAATAAAATCCTACCAAGAAAAGGAATAAATGTTACAAAAACAAACAGTACCAATCACTTTTCAAGGAGGTTTGTCTTCAAAAACAGATGCTCTTCAAGTTCAATTACCAAATGTACTTTCTTTGGAAAATGCTCTTTTTGATAAAGTTGGCGCTTTAAATAAAAGACCAGGATATGATATCTTTGGAAAAGATATTGTAACAGATGGTGCAATTACTTCAGCAGTTGCAATAGATACATTTAACAATGAAATATGTTTATTTGATAATACAAATATCTATACTTATATTCATTCAGCAAATGCATGGTCAAATAGAGGACCAGCAATCTCTTTAATCAATACAAATTCAAAGGTGGTTGATGAAACAGGAGCGCAACAGCTAAATCCAGATTGCGCTTTTCTCGACAACATCAAAGTTTTTGCATATGAAGATTCTCGCGGTCCAATTAGATACTGCGTTCTTGATGCATTAACAAATGCATATGTTGTTTCGGATGCTCCGTTGGAAGGATCAATCAATCGACCAAAGTTAATTGTCGCAAATGATCTTATTTATATCTTTTATACTTCAAACAATAACCTTTATTACCAAACAATCAATCCAAACAATCCATCCGTCATTTCAAATCAAACAAATGTTATTGCAGATGGAGCTGTTGATTTTCGATATGATGTTACAACAAATAGTTTGGCCGAAACAACAACCAACAATCTAATTTATATTTCATATTTTAATAATGCAGGAGAAGTTGCTTTCCTTTCTCTTTCTCCGGATGGAACAACATCCAGCATTACGGTTGTTGCCACAGGAACAGATGCGGTTGAAGATTCAGATTATCTTTCGGTATCGGTTGTTCCGGTATCAACAGGATTAAATTGGGTTTCTTGGTCGACCGGACAGCATGTTTATACAAAAGCATATGATCAACAGTTTAATGTAATTTTAGATTTATTTTTAGTTGATACAGTTGTATCTCCAATTGTAACAGGAATTGAATCAATCAATACAGGATCTCTTCAAATTATTTATGAAATTCTTGGAGATATTTCTTCAAATGAATCTGTAAGATCTAAAATTGTTTCAACAAATGCCACAACTGTTTATATTGGTCAGCTTTTGTCGGTCGGTCTCGCAGCAAAACCATACCGTCAAGGAAAAGAAATATTCATAAATCTAGCTTATCAATCTCAAGGAACTCAATATTTTGTAGGAGGACCAATCATTCCTCTTCAAAATACATACTTTACTGCTTTGTTAACCAGCGCTCCTTTTACGATTGTATCAAAAGTGGCGGCCGGAACGGGCGGAGGATTAAGAACCAACAATATGGTATCTGAAACTGTTCAGATTGAACCTGGAGTTTTCCTTTGGGCCAACTTAACTCAAAACAAATTAATATCAGAAGATCTTGTAACATTCTCATTAACAGGAGTCAATTCAACAATTATTGATTATTCAAATCCAAATAAGTTCAATTCAGTTACATTCTCAAATAATTTACTTTATGTTGGAGGATTGCTCCAATCTTATGATGGAGTTCAGGTTGTTGAACAAAACTTTAACGTTTATCCGGAAGATATTTATTATCAAGTTATTCCGGGCACGGGCGCTCTCTCGGCCGGACAATATTCATATCAAGTTGTTTATGCTTGGAATGATAAGTTCGGGCAGACTCAATACTCAACGCCATCGCCTTCAATTATTATTACCACACCAGCAAACGCCTCAGTAACCTTTAGCCTTCCAACATTAAGATTAACGGCCAAGGAGAACGTTATTGTTCAGGTCTATCGAACTCAGGTGAACGGATCCGTTCCTCAGCTTGTTACATCGAATCTTGTTCCTTTGTTAAATGATCCAACAGTAAATACAATTACATTTAATGATGGACTTGCAGATGCAGAAATAACAAATAACTCTCCAATTTACACAACAGGCGGATTTCTTCCAAACGCAGCACCTCCTTCTTGTTCAATGATTACTCTTTACAACAATCGTGTAATCATTGGAGGTCTCGAAGATCCAAATCTTCTTTGGTATTCGAAGAACAAAGTGGATAATTCAAACGCAAATACAATACCAGTGGAATTTACAGCTTTCAATACAATTGCAGTAAATCAGCTCGGAGGACCAATTACAGGTTTGGGTTTGATGGATGGAAATCTTATCATCTTCAAAAAGACGGCCATCTTTATCATGAATGGAGATGGAACAAATGATCAAGGAGGAGGCAATCCTTTTCCAGATCCTCAATTAATCTCTCAGTCCGTTGGATGTGAAAACCAAAGCTCCATCATTTTAACAACGACCGGAATCATGTTTCAGTCTCCAAATAAAGGAATTTGGATGTTGCCAAGATCTTTAGGAGAACCGGTTTATATTGGAGCAGGAGTTGATACAGAAGCAAAGACCTATCAGGTCTCTTCGTCCAATCTCGATCCAAATTCAAACTCGGTTATCTTTACGACATTTGATGGACCAGCGTTAATCTTTGATTATTTTATCAATCAATGGTCAACCTGGACAAATCATAAAGCGGTTGATGGAGTTATTTTTGATGGATCTTTTACATTTGCAAAGAACAATGGTTCCGTTTATCAGCAAAATAAGAATAACTTTTATGATGGATATGTGGCAGGAAGACAAATTCCATACTCAATGGAAATGACAACTCCTTGGCTTTCGCTTGCATCAAATCTTGGATATCAAGCAGTATTTCGTTTCTTTATTCTTGGGCAATATAAAGGGGCGCATACTTTGGATGTTGCTGTAAGTTATGACTGGAATCCGGCCTTTGTAAATACAACCACTTTTACACCAACAAGCCTTCAAGGTTCAGCAACATGGGGCGCGGATGGATATTGGGGTCAATCTTCTCCTTGGGGCGGAAGCTGGTCTCCATACGTATTTCAAGCAAATTGTTCAAGACAAAAATGTTCTTCAATAAGAATCAAAATAAATGATAATCAAACAGCTCCATTTAATGAAGGGTTCACTCTTTCCAATATGTTATTGGAAGTTGGATTGTTTAATGCAGGTATGAGAATTCCAGCAACAAATAAGAAGAGCGTTTAACTTAATAGTATGAATAAAGTTATATTAAATAAAGGAATAAATTATGGTTGAGATGCAGAGAGTGGAAGGAGTTCATCAAGATGATTCTCCAGGAGATGATGATTTTAACGCTCCAATTGTAAGTCACAAAGCTTATTCAAATCCTGTTGGAGATCAGTCTCAGAACTGGCAAGCAGGCATGAAAAACATGCTTGGAGCTACAACTGGCGCAGCTCCACAAACAGGATATGTTGAGGCAGGACCAGCAGCGACCTACCAAGGCGCTCAAATGTCCAGAGGACAATACAATCAAACATACAACCAAGAACAGCAACTTGCAAATCAACTTGGAGCAATGGCGCATGGATATGGTCCAAGCATGGCTCAAGTTCAAGCTCAACAGGCTCAGCAACAAGGTTTGGCCAATCAAATGGCCATGCTTGGAGGACAAAGAGGAGCTGGAAATCCTGCAATGGCCGCATATCAAGCTCAACAAATGGGCGCTCAAGGAATGCAACAAGCAGCTCAACAAGCGGTTGCAGGAAGAACTCAAGAAGAAATGGCCGCAATGCAGGCTCAAGGGCAATTGCTTGGAGGAATGAACACTCAAGCTCAACAATTTGCAGGAAATCAAGCTCAATTAACTCAACAAGCGATGTTAGCATCCATGGGGGCATTGAATAATCAGAATCAATTCCAAGCAGGTTTGTATCAACAAACCAATCAAGCAAATCAACAAGCTCAATTAGCCCAACAATCTTTGAACGCTCAGCAATATAACAACTATATGGCCATGCTTCAGCAACAAAATATGGCTCAATTCCAGGCAGGAATGAGCGAAGAAGCTCAAAATGCTTCCAACTATCTTACAGCTCAGGGTATTGATCGAGGAGTTGCTGTTCAACAAGCAAATCAAAACATGCAAATTGGAGGAGCTGTTGCTGGTTTAGCTTCAGGATTGCTTGGAGCCGCTGCGACAGCAAGTGATAATAATGCGGCTTCTGATATTAATTCAAAACAAAATATAAAATATGGTAAAAAAGAATTAAATAGTTTGCTTGAAGATATGTATAACTCTCCGAAGTTCAAAAAACTTCTATTTGTAATATAAAGGAAAAGAAATGAAAGATGAAGAAAAAGCAGGAGTTGGAATTGGAATCGGTCTTGCGGTTCTTGCTGCAATTGCAGCAACAGCAGTTTCATTTGGAGCAGCAGCGCCCGCAGCAGGAGCAGGAGCCGGAGCGGCAGTTTCGGCCGGAACAGGAGCAATTGCCGCAGGAAGTGCTGCTGGTGCAGGGGCAACCGC